ATTATTTTAGCAATGATTTTGAAACAATGTCAAACATCGTCAGTACATCTTTTTATGACAATCCTCTTCCATTAGCAATCAAAGCAAAATCACCTAACAAAAACATTATTATTAAAGCGGGAACTCCTCTTGCAACAATAGTTCCTATTTCTCTTTCAGATTTAAACAATACATCAATAGAAGTTGTTGATTATAAAGATGAAGATAGAAAAAGAGTAGATGCGAATATATCTTATGGAGATGCAGCACAAGTGATAAATTCTGCTGGAAAGTGGACAGACTGGTATAGAGATGCTGTAAACGAAAAAGGAGAAACTCTGGGTGAGCACGAAGTTAGGGTTTTAAAGTTATCGGTAGAAGATAATACAAAAAATAAACAGAATGGTATAATATAATTATGAATAATGCAGACAACGTTGTAATAAGAAAGCCATCAATGACACCTTCTGGATGGTTTGGTAATGGTAAAGAAAATATTGTCGAGTTAGAAAATTTTATGACTCAAGAAGAATTAGAATTGCTTGACAAAGCAGCAAGAACTTTGACTGTGTGGGATCAAACACAAAGCCACGTAAACGAAAATGGAACAGTTGTCTATGATGCTGGATTTTGGAAAGACAGAGTGGCTAGTGCTCCATCTTTAAACCAAAACGATCCAAGAATAGTTCCAGTAATTTCTGGTCTAGTCGAAAGATTAAAACCAATTGTAGAAGAGTTTTTTCAAGTCAAAGCACAACCTACAGGACAAACAATTGTTAAGTGGCTTCCAGGTCAACTACAGAGGCCTCACGCAGACAAAGAACTTCATGAAGGTCCAGATGCTGGAAAGCCAAATGATTTCCCTCAGTATGATATCGCAAGTTTGTTTTATATTAATGATGACTATGAAGGAGGAGAGTTGTACTTTCCTTTACAAAAAGTTCAGTTTAAACCAAAGCGTGGAGCAGCATACTTTTTCCCAGGGGATAAGGAATATATTCACGGAGTAACAGAGATAACTAGTGGGCTCAGGTATACCTGCCCATTCTTTTGGGAAATATTAAAGCATACAGGAGATAGACAGCCATGATAAATTCTGATCTAAATCCAGTTGAGGTTTACCCTAAGATATTTGTTTATAAAAATGTTTTTAAAGATATTAATGCTACATATTCTCAACTAAAGAAATCTAACGGAGAAGGTGATGGATTGTTTAGTCCTTGGACAAAATGGTCTCATTTTGGAGAATATCTAAATCCTACATTTACAGATCATCCACACAGATTAAGCGTTGGCTACCTTGAGAAAATAGAAACAAAAACAGAAAAAGAAGAACTACAAAGACTCGCAATCCTTGAACTTTTTAAGAATTTTCATTTAGTTACTGAAGACTATGCTTCACGTAATAGTGTAGACCTTGACAAAACAAAAACGGTATTGTCAAATGATGGCAAAACTAAAGAAGAGTGGCAAATGACTGGACCATCTATAGCAAGATATAGAACAGACATTGATGACCCAATTGCAATGACATATCATTCAGACTATATTAGAGAGCCTATCATTAGTCCAGGATACAAGTTTGCTATAACAGCCCTTGCTTATTTTAATGATGATTATGAGGGTGGAGAGATTGATTTTATTGTAAATGGAGAGGCATATAAGTATAAGCCAGAGGCTGGAGACTTTCTTGTTTTCCCTTCTGGGCACCCTGAAATACTAAAAAATGGAGACAGTGTATATCTTCATGGAGTAATGCCAGCAACAGGAGCAAGTAAATACCTTTCTAGGATGTATTGGATGAAGTATTCTGTAGGAGATCCTGAGTGGTTTGAAAAAGAAAAAGAGTTTGGTAAAGATGTTTGGGCAGAAATGCAACCAGACATTATGCAAAAATTTAGAGATGAAAATCCTAACAAAAGTAATGCTGACAAAGAAAGAAGGATAAAATGAATCTAAATAATAAAAAAAGAATCACAAAAGATATTGTTGTTTATGAAAACTTTATTAGTGATGAAGAGTGTAAAAAAATGATTCAAGCACTTGATGCTCAAGCAGAAAGTGAAAAGTTGTCCTGGATGCCTATATCATTTTATGAGTCATACTCTTCTGTCCTTCCACAAGATAACGATCAAGAGGTGCTTGATGCTGGATTATCTCCAACTATTTTTTCAGACATTGAAAAAGCAATGCCAGAAGCAATTGCTTCAGTTCACGACCTTGATCCAAAAACAATTTGTAAAATTGGATATCACACACAAAAGTGGGAGCCTGGAGCATATGCAAGAATACACTCAGACAACACAGATGCTGAAGGAAAGTCTGGAGCATTTACAAGAAGCAGATATGCTGGATTCCTTTACTTAAATGATGACTTTAAGGGCGGACTATTAAAGTTCCCAGGACAAGAAATAGAGATTCAGCCAAAGGTTGGAATGCTTGCCGTATTTGACGGGGGTTTTAGCAATATGCACGAAGTAACCTTGATTGAAAGTGGAGTAAGATACACCATCGGATCTTTCTGGGATGATCGTGAAGAGGGTGCTTACCCACAAGAATTAAGAGATGCTTGGGCTGCAGAAATGAAAGCAACAAGAGCCCAGCAAGAGATTGAAAGAGCAGAGTGGCAAGACTTATTAAAAGAAGGATACAAGTTAGATAAAGACGGAAATAAATACAAGATAGAAGATGTTGATAATGATTGATTCTTTTAAAAAACAATTAAAAGAAAGCGGATACTCTTTTGAAGAAATTACCTCAGAACTAATATCGGTTGAAAACTTTTTGTCAAAAGATCAGTTAAATACTCTAAACAGTATTATAGATAGCACATCGCAAGAAGATTGGGAAGTAGAATACCACGCTAACTTAAAAACATTTTGTATGAAAAAATTTGGAAGAGATGATGTAGAAAACCTTGTTGCTGAAGGTAAGTTTGAAATTACACAAAACTGGAAAGATAAAAATTTTAATATATCTAATCATGAAATATACCATCCAATGTATGAGGTTTTAAATTCAATTGTAATTGACTCAGACTCAACATTACATTTAAGTGGACTTGCAACAATTCAAAGAATGCAGCCAGGCGTAGAGTTAAAATCACACACAGATCAAAACACAGATCCCTCTATTAAATATGCTACAATTATATATATAAATGATGACTATTTAGAGGGTGAACTATTTTTCCCAAATTTGGATATAAAGTTAAAGCCCAAGCCAGGAACAATGTTGTTTTTTCCAGGGAATAAAGAGTATGAGCATGGAGTAAACTATGTAGCAGAAGGACCAACAAGATATGTTCTTGTAGGTTTTATAAAAGACAAAGATCATTATGAAAACAATAGGTACTAGGAGGAGTTAAATGAATAAAGAAATATTAGACCCAAAGGTTTATTACTATACAGATGCAATAGATAATTTTGATAAGTTTCAGTCAACACTAAAGGAGTTAGACTACCTTGATTCAAACAATGAAACTGGGGTAAATGTTTGGAACCCTTGGACATCATCTAATGATAAAAGTTTTATTTATGGCGAAACAAAGACATTTGATATTAATGCAATAAACAAGTTTGAAGGAGAAGTAGGAGAAAAAAGCAAGTATATTTATGATTCAATAATGAATACTTTGTATAATGTTTGCAAAGACTATGCTACATCTATTGGAGATTTTGATGAACCAAGAATTTTCCCAACCTTTAATATAAAAAAATATAACACTGGAACAGGTATGGGTGCACACTTTGATCAATTAGACGGAGACAAAACTTTGAGATACTCTCTCGTAATGTATCTAAATGATGACTGCGAAGGGGGAGAAATCTCTTTTCAATTAAAGGATTATGATGGTGGATGGACAAGTTCTGATGGATTCTCTAAAGGATCTGCACCAGCAGTAGACTTAGACTATGATATATCTGTAGCAAATAAAGCAATTGATTTTGGACTAAAACCAAAAGCAAATAGCGTTATCATATTCCCAGCATTTCCTCCATACTTTCATACAGCACATATTGTGAAGTCTGGTTTTAAATATATGGTTCCTGCACACTGGATTCATAATGGAATGGATCTTAACAAATCTCAGGGGATGTAAGTGAAAACAGCAATAGTTACAGGTGCCAGTAAAGGCGTTGGCTATGCCACTGTAAAACTTTTATCTGAAAACGGATACAGAGTTATTGCTGTTTCTAGAGATTTGTCTAAAGTTATTAATCTAGTTTCCGACAATGTTGAAGTTTACAGGTTGGACATAACTAGCGCTGATGAAATTAAAAGGTTTTATGAAAAATATAATGACATAACCTTGGACCTTCTTGTTAATAATGCTGGTGGTGGATCAGGTCCAACATATATTATAGATGAAACGATGGATAACTTTAGAAGAGCGTATGACATAAATGTGTCTGGTCCAATGTATCTTTCACAACTATTTGTTCCTTCTATGAAAAAGTCAGAATCTCCTACAATAATATTTGTTAGTTCTTTAGGTGGAAAGTTTGCCTATAGGTCAGGTGGAAACTACACAAACGCTAAAAGAGGTATGATGGCATTAGTCGATACTATGAGATTAGAGTTTCCAGAATATGGAATTAAGATTACTGAAATTTGTCCAGGTACAATAGATACACAAGAAGAAAAAAAGAGTGCTGCATTAACAGCAGAAGATATGGCAGAGTGCATTAGGTGGGTATCTGAGTTACCGAGCCATGTAAACATAAATCACATAGAGGTAAACCACATACTTAGTGGTAAATGATTAGAGGGTATATGAAAATAAATAAACTTTACGATGATGTATATGAAGTAGAAGAATTTTTAACAGAGCAAGAACTTGCCGATGTTTATACTATAATCAACAATACTCCAGAAGAAGATTGGTTTGATGAAGAAGCCAAGAATGAAAATAACACTCCAGATTTTTGGTTTGGTAAAAACCTATACTTTAAGTCGTCAAATGTTTTTGATTTAATAAACGATAAGATGAGAAATCTTTTTGAGTCCTATTCTTACTATCCTGAAAAGACACATTTGCAAAGATATAAAAAAGGTGACTTTATTAAACACCACGCAGATCAGTGGATTCCAGATCTACCGTATTATATAGGATATGGGTTTTGCTTATACTATAATGATAACTATTTAGGCGGGGAGTTAGATTATCCAGATCTAAAAATTACAATTAAACCAAAAGCAAATGCATTATATATACACGGGGGGCACATAGTCCACGGCTCTCTGCCAGTCCTAGATGATACAATAAGATACTTCTCTACTGTTTTTATACGTGGAACAGAGGATTCTCCAACAAAACTAAAGAAAGAGTTATTTAAATGATACATAACATAACACAGCAAGAGCAGTTTGTAATTGATATTTTAGATAAAAAGAAAAATGGATATTATGTAGAGTTGGGTGCAGCACACTATAGCAATGGTAATAACACTTTTTCGTTAGAGCAAGACTATGACTGGACTGGGGTTTCATTTGAAATAGTTGAGTCTATGAGAGATGAATTTAATTCTAATAGAAAAAACCCTTGTATGGGTGATGCTCTTGCCTTTAACTATGTAGACTACTTTGAAAAAAACAACTTTCCAAAACAAATTGACTATCTACAATTAGACATAGATGCTGGTTATGATAATTACGGTAGGCCAGTTGGAAATAGTCATTGGACACTTCAAGGATTAATAGCAGTTCCACTAAACACGTATAGATTTACTTTAATTACTTTTGAGCACGATGCAAATATGTATTGGAGAAATGATTCAATTAGAGATGCACAAAGAGAAATCTTGGATTCTTTTGGATACTCTTTAGTTCACAGATCTTTTCACGAAGATTGGTGGGTTGACTCAAATGTTATTGGTCACGGAGACTACAGAAAATACCTACACTGGCAAACATTGTAAACTAACTGTAAATAACAACTTTAGGGAGAGTTTTGCTTTTTATAAAACTCTGCTATAATTAACACTTAATCCGTTTTTGAAAGGACGATACACATTATGTCAGATTTTTTTAGTTTTAAACTTCCAGAGGACTTCGTAGAAAAGTACAAGAACCAAGCAAGCCCATTTGGGTTTAAAGATGCAGCAGAAAATTCACTTGGAGAAATTACTTTTATTCGTACTTACTCAAGAATGAAGGAAGATGGAACCAAAGAGAGATGGCATGAGGTTTGTCGTCGTGTAATCGAGGGTATGTATTCAGTTCAAAAGAATCACGCTAAAGAAAACCGCCTACCGTGGAATGACTACAAGGCTCAGAAGTCAGCACAAGAAGCATTCCAAAGAATGTTTGAATTAAAGTGGACACCACCAGGCCGAGGTATGTGGGCATTTGGAACTCCTATGACTATGGAGAAGAAGAACTCAGCAGCACTACAAAACTGTGCAATGGTATCAACAAAGGACCTTGATAAGAATGATCCAGGAGCCTTGTTTGCTTGGGTTATGGATGCATTGATGCTTGGCATTGGTGTAGGGTTTGATACAGTTGGACAGGATAAGAATTTTTCAATCTACACCCCAACAGAACCAGAAGAGATCTTTGAAATCCCAGACACTCGTGAAGGTTGGGTAGAATCAGTTAGACTTCTGATCAATTCATATTTAAGAGCAAACCAGAGTATTCAGAAATTTAACTATGATTTGATCAGACCCCTAGGAGCCCCTATCAAGGGCTTTGGAGGCGTTGCATCAGGACCTGCACCTCTTATCAAGTTGCACGACCAGATAGACCGTGTAATCGGCTCCAGAGGCGGAGAAACACTAGATTCTCGTGCCATTGTAGACTTAGTAAACCTTATTGGTACTTGCGTTGTATCAGGCAATGTTCGTAGATCAGCAACTCTTGCTTTGGGTAATGCAGGGGATGAAACATTTATGAATCTAAAGAACTCAGAGATGTTCCCAGAGCGCAACTCATTTGATCCAGAAAATCCAGGTTGGGCTTGGATGTCTAATAATTCTATTTCAGCAGAAGTAGGAACAAAGTATGAAGACTATGTAGATTTAATTACAGAAAATGGAGAACCAGGTTTTATCTGGCTTGATGTTGCTCGTAATTATGGCAGACTAAAGGATGCGCCAGATGGGAAAGATTATCGTGTGATGGGCTTTAACCCTTGTGCGGAGCAGCCATTGGAATCATATGAATTATGTACACTTGTAGAAGTGCACCTAAATCGTCACGAATCTAAGGAAGACTTCCTGCGTACCCTGAAGTTTGCATACTTGTATGGAAAGACTGTAACACTTGTTCCAACACACTGGCCACAAACAAACGGTATTATGCAACGCAATCGTCGTATTGGTACATC